GAACGCCAAGGGACGGGCCTCGTACAACGCGGCCAACCCCGGGAAACCCGGATTGAAACGTCCTCAACCCGAGGGCGGCTCACGGCGCGACTCCTTCTGCGCCCGTATGGAAGGCATGAAGAAGAAGCTAACCAGCGCAAAGACAGCCAACGATCCGGATTCACGGATCAATAAGTCTTTGAGAGCGTGGAACTGTAAGGATGGCGGCTATGTAACTGCGGCTGATGGCTGCGCTACAAAAGGCAAGACAAAAGGGCGGATGGTATGAGCACTAACTCAGACACAGTCAAAAGCACGCTGGATATTGTTTCGGTGTTTGCAACCGTAGGATCGTTTTTGGAAATGTTTACCCCTGTATTTGGTCTTATTGGTGCAATCTGGACAGTGATGCGGATCACTGAAATGATTGCGGGTAAACCGTTTGCTGAGTTGATTCGCAGGAAAAAAGATGCCGTCAACGAGTAAGAAACAACACAATTTCATGGCGGCGGTGGCTAACAACCCGTCGTTTGCTAAGAAAGCAGGAGTCCCACAGTCTGTGGGCAAAGAATTTTTTAACGCGGATAAAAACCGCAAATTTTCAAAAGGTGGTGATACTATGGCTTCCAAAATGAATGCTGGCTTCATGGCAATGATGGCTAAGAAAAAAGGCGCTCCTGCTAAGAAAATGGCTGGTGGCGGTATGGCAATGGGCAAAGTTAAAACAGCCGCCCCTAGCAAAGACGGTATTGCTGAAAAAGGCAAGACCAAAGGCAAGATGATTGCCATGAAAATGGGCGGCAAAGCCTGTTAAGAAGTCGTCATGGCAACCGTAAAACCCACAGGTACTGTAGTTAAGTCTTTAAAGAAGGCTGGGTTTTATGGTGCAAGCGAACCCAAACGGCTGGCTATTATCAACAAAGTTACAACCAAACCCCAGCGGATTAAGATGGTTGACAAAATGTTTTTAGCCAAAAAAGTTAAAGGCGGTACGAAATGATGGCCAGTCGCGGTATGGGGGACATCTCCCCCTCTAAAATGCCCAAGGGTGTCAAGAAAGCCCGGCGGGACGACACTGACTTTACCCAGTACAAAGAGGGTGGGAAGGTGAATGCGGCTGGCAATTACACAAAGCCAAATCTTCGCAAGAGGATCGTGTCTCAAGTAAAAGCCGCAGCAACGCAGGGTACTGGTGCAGGTCAGTGGTCAGCGCGTAAAGCTCAGCTAGTTGCCAAGAAGTACAAGGCGGCTGGCGGGGGTTACCGAGATTGAAAGCGCCTCAAAAATCATTGAAGGATTGGGGCGACCAAAAATGGAGAACCAAAAGTGGTAAAAAATCTTCTGACACTGGCGAAAGATACCTTCCAAGCGCTGCGATCAAAAGTCTCAGCGCTAGTGAGTACGCTGCGACGACCAAAGCCAAGCGAGCCGGAAAAGCCGCCGGCAAACAATTCGTAGCTCAACCCAAAACGATTGCAAAGAAAACGGCAGGCTTTAGATGACCACTTCAGGAACCGCAGCGTTTAACCTTGACCTCACTGAGTTGGTTGAGGAAGCGTTTGAACGCGCCGGTTCGGAGTTGCGCACGGGATACGACTTACGTACAGCCCGTCGGTCATTGAATTTGATGTTTGCTGATTGGGCAAACCGTGGTGTCAACATGTGGACGTTTGAGCAGGGGACAATTAATCTGACTCCGGGTCTAAACAACTACGCACTGCCCGTAGATACGGTGGATCTACTTGAGCATGTCATTCGTACGGGCGCGGGTAGCGCATCCACGCAGGCTGACCTGACCATCACGCGTATCAGTGTTTCTACCTATGCCACAATCCCCAACAAACTGCAACAAGCCCGTCCTATTCAGGTGTGGTATCAGCGTTTGGATGGCCAGACTTCTTCCATTGGCACAACGCTTAACGGCGGTATCACAGCCACAGATACAACAATCACACTGACTTCAGTGGTTGGGCTTCCAGCTACAGGGTTTTTGTTGATTGAAAACGAGACAGTGCAGTACGGCTACATCTCTGGCAACGTGCTTACTAACTGTTTCCGTGGGCAGAACGGCACAACTGCCGCAGCACACTCAACAGGTGCGGCTGTATACACGCAGAACTTGCCCTCTGTAACCCTCTGGCCAACTCCAGACAACAGCGTAACGTATCAATTTGTTTACTGGCGCATGCGCCGTATTGATGATGCTGGCGGTGGTATACGCACGATGGATGTACCTTTCCGTTTCCTGCCCTGTATGGTGGCAGGCTTGGCCTATTATTTGGCTCTTAAGATTGAAGGGGGCGCTGAGCGCCTGCCTGTCTTGAAACAACAGTACGATGAAGCTTGGCAGTTGGCCGCTGATGAAGATCGTGAGAAGGCTTCGGTTCGTTTTGTTCCGAGGCAAATGTTTATTGGTAGTGGTACGTAAATGGGCAATCGGTTTGCTTCTGGTAAGAACAGTATCGCCATGTGCGATAGGTGTGGCCAACAGTATAAATTGACGGCTTTGAGACAAGAAGTTATCAAGACAAAGCTTTACAATTTGATGGTGTGTGATACGTGCTGGGATCCCGATCAGCCGCAGTTGCAGTTGGGTATGTACCCAGTGGATGACCCGCAAGCTGTGCGTAACCCACGCAAGGACACAACGTACGTTACCGCAGGCGTAAACAGTATTGGTAGTTTGACTGGTGGCTCGCGGGATGTTCAGTGGGGGTGGAACCCCGTTGGTGGGTCGAGTAATTTTGATGTTGCACTCACGCCAAACTACTTGGTGGCAACGACATTTGTTGGTACAGTTACGGTTACAACGACATAAGGAGTCGAACATGGACGCAAAGAAAGCACTTAAATCACACATGGCCAAAGGCATGAAGTCTGCACATCCCGATGCTGCAGTTAAAAACATGCGAGCCGGTGGCAAAACGCCTACAAAGCTTGCCAAGGGCGGTAAGACCAATGAGATGATGATGCAGTATGGTCGCGGTATGGCCAAAGTTAAAAATCAGGGGAAATAACATGGCCAAGATTAACAATCTACCTGCTTCTGCATACGCTAAGCCCCACACCATGAGTGGTACGCCTGTAGGCATATCCCAGAACCCCGGCACTCCTCCCAACCGCAGTAAAGCTGACACCGTTAACATGTCTATTGGCAACATCAGCAAAGCCGCTGGTAACGAAACCACTAAGACATCCGGTATTGTCACCCGTGGTAACGGCGCGGCGACCAAGGGTACTATGGCTAGAGGCCCAATGGCATGAATTACGCTGAACTCAGTGCTGCTATTCAGGCGTATACGGAGAACACGGAAGCAGATTTCGTGGCTAATATCCCCGTGTTCGTTGAGCAGGCTGAGCAGCGTATATTCAACTCGGTGCAGTTTCCGTCGCTTCGCCAAAATGTGACAGGCGCAACTACAACAAACAACAAGTACTTGCAGTGCCCCACGGATTTTTTGGCGGTGTATTCATTGGCTATTATTAACGCCAGTGGTGAGTACGAATATCTGTTGAACAAAGACGTTAACTTCATCCGGCAGGCATACCCACAGCCTACAGACACGGGTATCCCCAAGTATTACGCACTGTTTGGCCCACGTTCAGACAATCCGGCAGAGCTAACTTTTATCCTTGGCCCAACGCCAGACGCCGCGTACGGGGCGGAGTTGCACTACTTCTTCTACCCCCCGAGCATTTCTGTAGCACCGTTTACTTCATGGTTAGGTGACAACTTTGACTCTGTGTTGTTGTACGGCTCTTTGGTTGAGGCTTATACCTACATGAAGGGTGAGCCAGACATGATGCAGTTGTACAACGGCAAGTTCATGGAAGCCTTGGCTTTGGCTAAACGTCTGGGTGATGGTATGGAGCGTCAAGACGCTTATCGTTCTGGTCAGTTCCGTCAGAGGGTAACTTGATATGTCAATTATCCAGACCCAGACCACCAGCTTTAAAGCGCAGTTGTATCAAGGCATACACGACTTGACGACTGATGTTATTAAGATTGCTCTGTACACGGCTTCTGCAGATTTGAATGAAGACACAACGGTGTACAGCACAACCAATGAAGTGGCTAATACAGGCACTTACTCTGCTGGTGGGGCACAGTTAACACCCATCACGGTATCGTCTTCAGGATACACCGCCTACGTAGGCTTTCCAAACATTTCGTGGACAGGCGCAATCACCGCAAGATGTGCGTTGATCTACAACTCTACCCAAGGTAACAAATCCATAGCTGTTTTGGATTTTGGGTCTGACAAAACATCTGCCGTTACATTTACAATCACCATGCCAGCCAACACCGCTACGGCGGCTCTTATTCGTAGTTCTAACTAAGGAGTCAATATGACCACCGAAAAACTTAAAGCCACTGACACTGTTTCTAGTGGTCTGACCTGTAACACCAAAGCCGGTGAGGACGCAAAGGCGACCGGCTTATTTGAGATTAAATGCCATGACAAAGACGGCAATTTGAAGTGGGAAGCGCAGTCTAAAAATCTTGTAGTCAACGTTGGCCTTCAATACATGGCTGGCAGTGCTTTGACTTCAGTGAGCCAGATTACCACTTGGTATCTTGGTTTGTACGGTGCGGCATCTTCTAACAATCCTGCGGCAGCAGATACGATGGCCTCTCACGCTGGTTGGACAGAAGTTACTGCATACAGCAACGGAACCCGTGTGACTGCTACTTTTGTAACAGCTACAACCGCTAATCCATCCGTGGTAACTAATACAGCTTCACCAGCCGTGTTTAACATTAACGGCTCGGCAACAGTTGGCGGCGCGTTTTTGACAAGCAACGATACTAAGGGTGGCACAACAGGAACATTGTTCTCTGCGGCTGACTTTGGCTCACCCGGTGACCGTTCTGTGGTGAACAGCGATACTTTATCTGTGACTTACACATTCAGCTTGGCGGCTTAATATGGCTGGGTGGGGTGACGGCTTATGGGGCGAACAAGGGTGGGGTGGTTTTACCGCCTTCACTAGCTCCGTAGACGAAACCTCCACAGGATCAGACGCGGTTAGCTCTGCGTTGAGTGTAGCCCCCGCTGTCAGCGATACCGCTACTGGATCAGATGTAATTGCAGCGGGTAAGATATTTACCTCAAGCATAACGGAAACGTCAACAGGGACAGACGCTACAGAAGGCGGGCCGATATATGCAACTACAGTAACAGAAGCAAGCACAGGAACAGACGCAATTTCTTCGGTTATAGCTGTAGATGCGGTAATTACTGAGATTGCTACGGGTACAGATGCAACAGTAGGTGGTGAAGTATACGATGCGGTAATAGCGGGCACGGGCTGGGGCGAAAGCGTTTGGGGTAGTAATTCGTGGGGCGGGGTTGGTGAGCTAGCTCTTGCTTCAGACGTTGTAACGTCTACGCTGGGAGTTAGCGTAGCGGTAACGGAAACGGCAACGGGAACAGATGTTGTAACAGCGGGTATAGCGTTTACGGCAC